TACTCAGCATCCACATCCAAAACCGACTCGAGCTCGTCCTGCGGATCGATGAGCCAGCTCACTGTCGCCATTTTGTCGAGCGGCAATTGATCGACTGCGAATGTGAGGTTCTGAATTGTTGCCTGAACGCCCGATGCGCGATCTTCAACTGTGAAGCTGCCAGCCTTCGGGAAGCTGATAGTCTTTGCACCTTTCACTGCGAAGCGCGAAACGTCTTGAATGGTGTTGATCAAAACACCTTTCGAAATCAGTTCCTTTTGAACCAATGCTGCAATCAAGTCCTGCTTTGTTGCGACCAATGCCGCGTTTCCGGTCACTGCCATGTGTTACCCCTTTTTAAGTTTCGCCCTTGCGTGGGCCAGTTCCAAAAGTTCCTTCGCGCTAAGCTTGCTCAAATCCTCTCGCTTCGGTTCCGGCACCGACTCCCCATTGGGAAGCTTGGTATTCACGTTCGGGCCAGCCTTGGAGAAAAGATAAGGCTTCGATCTCACCGCGTCCTGAACCAGAGCTTTCACTTTCTCGGGATCAGGATTGTAATTGTCGTCAACTTCAATGTCGTTTAGGTCGATCAAGCGAACAAAATCCTCAAGCGCCACACATCCTTGCTTGGCCGCCTCGGCTTTCAACTCCCCGGAAATCACCCGCATTGCAAATGCGCTGTGAGTGCCAACTACCTTTTTGCTCAGCTCGTCTTTTTCTTTTTTCAGAGCGGCAATCAGTTCGTCCTTCTTGCCTTCAGCTTGCAGCTTTTCTTGCTGCGAACTTTCGACAAGACGGCGAAGCTCGGCCATTTCAGACTTGAGCTTTTTGTTTTCTCCTAGGAGTTTTTCTTTGTGCTTAACCAGCCCATCAATGTTGTGGCCACCGGCCTCGACATTGTTTGCCTGATTCACCTGCGACTCGCTCTGCGAAGTCTCAGCAGCGTCACTGACGCTTTGATTGGCTTCCGACATTCTAAATCCCCTTTCGGTTTTTGTGCAATACGTTACCGCAATCTTTTTCTGATGAAGCTGCGAATGGTATTGCTTACGCGACGCACTAGCTCGGTTTTGTTCTCGATTCCTTGTTTCGAGAAAACCCGAAACCCGATCTCCGCAAGCGTTCGCGCGAGCTGTTCATTGGTCCGGTTGTATTCGCTCGGTCTCGCCTTTGACTCTGGACCCGTGCGATACATCTCGCGCTTGCCGTCAAAGTAAATAAGGATTCTCAAAAGCTTATCGCCAAATGAACCCTTCTCGCGTTTCCATTTGATTGAATCCAACAACTGGCCGGTGAATGAAAGGTTTGAGCGCGATGGCTTATAAACCGAAGTCGTTTGGTTGAATTGTTCCAAATACTTTCGATGCTCCACTGTCATGGGCGCCAATGGCTTAAAGGATCCAGTATCATTGAGCGGAGTTCCGCGCTTGGCTTCAAACTTAATTCGATCCGTGAGCACTTTGCCAATGGCGTCTGAAAGCTCATCGGATTTGATGATCGATGAAAGCTTCCCGCCAATCACAGCGGAAACCTTACCGCGAGGATATTTGACCACGACTTTAGTCGCCATCTTCACCCTCTAATTCGGCCAAAACATCGCTGAGACGGCGGCGGCGAGCGCCAGCACTCGAATCATCCAATCTAGAAAGTGTATCAAGACCAGCACGCCGCCCCCTTTGCGCTTCGGTTCGCTCACCCTCGCGGGCTAATCTCTCTTCGATCTCCGATTCAAAGTCGGCCAGCACAGAGCGCACATCGGTTTTCGACACGCCAAAAAATGGCCGACGCGGAACTGTGTCGCCAGTGATGTGATTGTAAGCCTTCAACACTTCCGTTTCGCCATCAATGAAAACGGCAATCTTCCCCTTGCCGCGATCCTCGACTTGAATACTCGCCAACATATCACCCGTGAGCGTCATGTTGACTTCGCCGCGAGACTTCCCCGCAGCGTTAAAATCAAGGCTTTCAGCGTAGGCTTTTGAATATGGGGATTTGAGTGCCACAGTTCTGGCCGTGCCATCATCCTTGAAGTCGAGACCTTTTCCAGACTCCGCACGCTCGCGAATCTTCTCAGCCAAGGCTTCGCCAATGGCGAGCTTCAGACTTTTGGAGTCCGAGAAATCAACACCCTTGGCGAACTCGGACAAATCAATGATTTGCTCAATCGCTCGCTTCGTCACCTTCGGCGGCTTCATCGTCAATTTCTTCCCCTGAAATTGTAGGTTGAACCGGCGCAATCGGCTCGGACTCTTCTTCTTCCTCATCCTCGCCGTCGATCTCTTCAATAATCTCTTCAGCCTGATCCTCGCTCACCTCATACAATCGAGCGACGGCTTGCTTTCGCGACATTAGACCGGATTCCATCAATCGAATGACAGAATCCTCAACTTCCGTTTGAGTTCGCACCGCATGAGGCGCTTCAAACTTGATCGATAGCTCCACCGACTCAGGAATAATCCCACCCTGAAGCGAATCATTGAGCGCCACAGGACCAACGCGAACGCCCTGCAAAACATTCGACCACGCCCGAAGGATGTCGAAAAGTTGTGTCTCAACCCAACGGAAAAGTGACATGTCTTGCTGCGATGCTTGAAACTTATCAATGTTCGCAAGCAAATGATCCACGCCCGACGCAAAACTTCGCTTCTCGCCCTTGCCGGAAACTGTCGAAGCGTCCAAGCCTTGCGATGAAAGGAACATCTTCACTTGCGAATCAATGATTTCAAGCCCACCCGCCAGGTCCGGAGACGGCGACACGAACTGGAATGACGGCTCAAACCCAGGGGGAGCGTTTGGATCTTTTTTCAACCACATGATGCGATCCGGCCCAACTGTGATGGGCTTCGGCTCTTCAGTCGATGAAATCACGCCCTGCGAATAGCCTTGGATCCGCGAAATGGATGCAAGGTCAGAAAGCTGTGCCAACAAATCAATGGTGAACTCAACCACACCCGATCCGCGACGAACGAAAAACTGAAAATCCTTTTCAATCGCCACGTCAATAAACGGCAAAACACCGATGGGATTTGGCACAATCGGAGACACAACTTCACCCAAACCATTCATCGTGAAATGCACATCGCGATCCCAAACGATAAAGGTCTTGCGGGCCAATCGGTCGCTATCGTCTGCGATGTTTTGATTCATTTTGTCGTTGAAATAGTAATCGGTGTGCGTCGCACTATTGGCGTTCGATTCATCATAGCTTGAGTGCAAATCCGAATCCCAAGTCGAGAGAATGTAAGACTGTGCGCGTTCCGGATTCTCAGCATCCGGGATCACGTCGTAATCCTTCGGCGACAACACTCGAATATCAACAATGCCATCACGAGGTGCCACATAAATCGCGCATTGGTCATGGAGCTTGTAATAAGCGTTAGCTAATCGCATTTTCGCATCGACCATCGCCGATTCATAAAGCTCATCAATCTGCGCTTGCGCTCGCTCATCCGCACCTTCAAATGTGCGTTCAGGCTCGCTTCGATACAACGACGCCATTTCATCAATGATGCGCTTACAAGGATTGATCGACAAAACCTTGCGCATCCGCTGGACGAAATCGGGCTTTAATTCCGATTCGAGCTTTTCAATTACATATCGATCTTGTCGGTTGCGATACACATCGAACTTGCGTTGCTCGAATCGCTTTCGAGAAAGGTTTTCCTCGCCCGTGATTTCGTTAATGATAAGCCGACGAAAATCCGCGTCCTGCCAATTGACCATTTCCTTGGCCCCTTTTTAATAAGAATAAACACCCGATGCCGGGCGAATGATCGGGAAACAAAACCAACACCCATACCCTAAAGCGTCTGAGATATGCGTCAACGTCTTGTCATTCCCAATGTCGAGCTGCGAACTTCCTTCCTTAAAACTCACCTGCTCTAAATCCTTGATGAGGTTAACGCATTTCGGCGAAATAATTAACCGATCTTTTTCGAGCAGGTTATTGACCACGTTGTAACGATCCATGCGGGCTGGGTTTTTGTTGTATTCCACCCGAAATCCCATGCCGCGAAGGATCTCATGGTCGGAGCGGTTCGAGTTCGTCGTGACCCTGTGTCCGGTCGAGTCGGGAATGATCTGAACTCCGCGCCCGTAGTTTTTCAAAATATATTCGCCCATCGTTTCAGTTCGCGAACCCATTTGGAAAATCTCATCCACAACAAACACCACGTTGTCGATGCATTGGAAAATCACAGCCGTCATGGGATTGACGTTAAAATCCATGCCGACCATCACGGGGAATCTTGGATCCCGCCCGCACAGCTTCACATTCCGATCCCGACTAAAGGCGTAGTAAA